CCAAGGTGGGCAGCGGTCTTTGTAATGTTGAAAGACGGCCCAATTTTTGGGTTTTAATAGCATATTAGTCTCAAGTTCCAATCCTCCCAAAAAAGAAACTGCGGCAGGAGGGGAGACTTCTCTTTTCGGTACGCTCATGACTTCGTACCTAGCCGTGTTTCAAACAATCTTACTCGATAAACCAATCAGGGCGCAACACCATTAATTGATAAAGCCGCCCTGTTGGGATGGTTTTCCAATTGTGTACCGCTGCCCTAGTGATGCCCAAAATTCTTGCAAGCTCACTTTGTGAGCCAGCCAATGTGATAGCTTTTTGTTTGTCCATTTTTAAAGTATAGCAAAATAAACATTAGTACATTTGCAAAAAAGCCACATTAGGGAAAGTCCTAATAAAAAAACCTTGCCGTGTGTTTAGTTTGATATACAATACACCCATGCCCTAGCAAATCGCATGGGGTCTTTTTAGGAAACCAAATGATTGACTACAAACTCAAATACCACTTTGACGATCTCATCACACGCAATGATGGCGACAGTTTCGACAAAGTAACAGTCGGCTACAACTACTACCCCGCAGAAAACAATCTGCCCTACGACCACAACACAGCAGAAATCTACGATGTGTTTGTGTACGACCAACAGGGTAATGACATTACCTACGATATGCCTAAAGACCAATCAGACTACATCATGGATGAAGTCAAAACCCACCACGCTCGTATGTTGAAAGAACAAAATGAAATCTAAGATTATTCAAACCATTGTTGAGTGTTTTTTGGCAATCGTCATCTTTGGCGGTTGGGGTGTTTTACTTGCTTGGAGAGGCTAAATGACAGTCGCTAATTTACTGACGCTTAACGTCAACGAACACACAGAGAAAAAAGCCAATCTGACTTATCTGTCTTGGGCTTGGGCATGGGCAGAAGCTCTCAAGGCAGATGCTAAAGCTACTTTTGTAGTAAATATGTTTGGTGACAAATGTTTCATGGACATCAACGGCACAGCAATGGTCTGGGTCACAGTTACCATGTTTGACAAGCCAATGACTTGCCAGTTGCCCGTTATGGATCACCGCAACAAAGCCATCATCAATCCCGATGCTTTTCAGGTCAACACGGCAATTATGCGCTGCATGACCAAAGCACTCAGCTTGCATGGCCTCGGTCTATACATCTATAACGGAGACGATCTTCCGTCTTTTATAGAGCCTGAGTCAACCATTGAGGCTGACACCATGACTGACTTGTTCTTGGCCATCGACAACGCCACCACACAAGATGAACTAAAGATTGCCTACAAAGTTGCTTATGCGGCTTGTGATGGCGATAAAGCCTGGCAGATGAAAGTCATCGCTGCCAAAGACAAAGCCAAGGCAAAACTTTAATGTGGAGGAAAAGACAAATCATGACTGACTGGACACTTGAAGAAGACGAAGCCTTTAACGAGGTGGAAAAGCAAAGCAACCTTGGCAAGCAGATATTGCAAGCGCAAGGCCAGCCCTACCATTGGGAAGCCGATGCCATCAAAGCCGCTGTGTTAATTGAACGTGAAGAATGTGCAAGATTGGCAGAGAAACGACTCGATTGGGGAACGGCTCTTGCCATTAGAACAAGGGGAAACACATGATTATCAAACGTGCAATAGCTGTAGAGAGCTTGACCAAGGTTTGCGAGGAAAGTTTAAACCTAATTAAACAATTGATTGACGCTGACCACGCTGTTTATGGCAAAGGCTTTGAGGATGGCATGGCGGCACAGGCCAAAGTGCAAAAGACTTTAAAACCTTTGGCAAAGCTGACAGATGAAGAAATCATGCAAATCATGGAAATCGGTTTAGGGGTGTGAGACACCATCGACACCGCCCTTGAAAAATTAATGGAGAAAAACCAATGATTGAACTTATGGAACAAGGTACAGAGGCATGGTTTAACATCCGAATCGGCAAAGTCACTGCCAGTCGTGTTGCTGATGTACTTGCCAAAACCAAGACAGGCTACTCGACTACCCGTGATAACTATATGGCGCAATTAGTCTGTGAACGCTTGACAGGCCAAAAGGGTGAGAGTTTTACCAACGCTGCCATCCAACATGGAATTGAGACTGAGGCGTATGCAAGAGCCGCCTATGAAGCCCGCTATGACGTTTTAGTCGATGAGGTGGGGTTTGTGCCTCACCCATCAATAGAAATGTCTGGTGCGTCTCCTGATGGCCTTGTTGGAGATGATGGCTTGATTGAGATTAAATGCCCCAATACTGCGACACATATTGAGACTTTATTGTCTGAGAGTGTGCCGAATAAATACTACACCCAGATGCAGTTTCAGATAGCTTGCACAGGGCGTAAATGGTGCGATTTTGTCAGCTTTGACAATCGCCTACCAACAGAACTTCAGATGTTTGTGAAACGTGTCCCAAGGGATGATATGTATATCAAACTTATTGAAGATGAAATCGTCAAATTCCTTGCTGAACTTGATACCAAAATAAACCAACTAATGAAAGTTAAAAATGTCTAAAGTCTATGAAATCACAATTGTTTCAGGTAAGTACACCAACAAAGATGGTCAGGAAAAATCCCGCTATCAAACCATCGGTTCGGTCATTGAGACTAAAAACGGCCTAATGCTCAAACTTGACAGCATCCCACTGCCTGATGGTGGATGGAACGGCTGGGCATATATGAACACCCCAAAGCCTAGAGAAGAATTTAAAAGCTTACCCATTGATGACGCACCATTCTGAGGAAAAGTCATGGATTATGTGAAATTTTTTGACAGAATATTTCCTGAATTTCCACGGGTCAGGGCAACCGACCCCGTGACTTCTTATGAAGCAGCCGACTCAATCAAGGAAATAGCCAATCAGCACCACATCATCATCTTGGAGTGCTTGCAAAAGCATGGGCCGCTGGGCAAAGATGGCATTTCAGCCCGCACCGATCTTGACGGCAATCAGGTCGCCAGGCGGCTCAATGAGATGAAAGTCCTTGGTCTTATCACCTTAACGGGTGAAAAAGTGACATCTAATTCAGGGAGAGGCGAACGTGAATGGCAAGCAATTGTCACAAATTGAGCATAATATTTCATTGCAACAATCGGTTGCGTTAACGGGGAATACCATGAAATTTGAGATCACTTTTGGCTGGCTTGATTCAGAAAAAATCACTGTAGAGACTAATGACTTTGAGAAGATTCAGATCATTCAGGAATTTATTGAATTCCAAGAAGAGCATGGATGGGCGGTTGACTATGAAGCTGTTGACAGCCTTGAGATTGAGTTTGAAGAAGACACCGAAGAAGAAGAAGCAGCAGAGTAATTAAGTGGGGCTTACTTTGCTAAAAGGTAAAGCCCCACATTACTAAACGCATACCCAGCGTATACGACTGCCATATACGGGTTTCCCCTTAGCAACTGTTCCACCGCAATATATGCGTAGATTGCCCCCGTAAGAACAATTAACCAAGCACTCATACTGTTTTACTCTTTATTGTTCCTATGAGGGCTAAAACGCAGATACGTCAATCACCTCGCCCCTGAACTGGATGTGATCCTCAGAAAAAGCATGAACCAACTCAGGCCAAAGCAATTCACCATTAAAAAAGGTCAGCACCGCAAAGCCTGACCTATGATTTGATGGATTTAGTTCAGCGTAAGTAAACTGAGCGCCATCGGGTTCTGCCAATGTACCCGTATCCACCCCGTATCGAGTACCATTATAGTCATTGTATGGAGTAACTTTTAAGCTGTGAAGATGCCCCGTGACCATTGAAACCCCGCTTGAAACCGCATTATTGTGAGTAGCATGAACACCACCTTTATATCGGTGTTTGACAATCACTTTTGATGTAGGCCAGCAAGCCCAGCAGAACTCCCAATCAGGGATGTGGTCAGTTATCTTGAAGCCTAAAACGTCTTTATATTGCGGTGCGTGTTGGGCAAGGCGATTGGCAAACCTTGAGTCATGGTTTCCCCAAGTATGTATTAGGCGCACGTTGTGGCGTTCTGCCCTAGCACGTTCCTCGATCTCACCCAAAGCACCCTGAGTAGCCTTTAATTCTTGTAAAACAGTTGTAGCGGGTTGGTCAGTTGGGTCATGGCGGCTGATAGATGCCCCGTCAAATGAATCCCCATTTGCGATGATTCCGCAAGGTTTTAGGGCTTCTATCATGTACAAAAGCCCTTTAAATGCCGTAGAACGCTCAGAGGGAATGAAGTGGGCATCTGAGAAGCACAGTACTACCCCGTCAAGTATGCCAAGATCAATTTGCTTTAGCGGGGAATAAGAGACTTGCCTGGTGTCGTGCAAATACCCTCTAGGGTCTGCGCTGAAAAGTCTTATGCCATATGTGGCTTCAAGGTTGCGCCTTCTATGCTGAACATTCCGAGTCGCAATACCAAGAATTCTTGCTATTTTTGCAGCAGATTGATGTTGTTCCCACAGAGCAATAAATTCGTCATCTGTGCAGGATTGATTATGAGAACCCATCTGAATCCTTTAGGAGCAGTTGCTCAAGTCGATTTATTACTCGGTGTTCTTGCTTTTCTATTTCTTCTTCTGATGATTTTGGGTCTTGCGCTGCCGCCATTAAATCGTGCAAAAATACATGAAGCACCTCATGTAATGCTGTGGCATCTAAAATCTCATCTGTGATCTTTTCGCCAAAATCGCCAAGCCTGTACGTTGCTAATCGTGCGCCCTCATTAAACTCAACAGAGGCCATTGCTTGCTTAGCGGGCTTCATGCCCTTTTCAATTCTCCAATCACCAAGGTGAAGAATTGACTGCCATTTCTTTACACAAAGTGCAAAAAACTCAGCATCTTGTGATGTTGGAATATTTGACATTACAACACCTTAGT